TGCCCTCGTCAATCTCAAACTGCTGACCAAGCAGTTCATCGCCGGGGGTGTGTTCCTCGGGGTCGGGGGTGTCGGCCATCAGATAGAACTGGTGGCTGCTGCCCTGCGTGATGATCTTGCGCTGAATGGCCGGGCTGTCCGCGAAGATCACTTCGTCACGGAACGCCTCGACCACGCCCAACTGAAACATTTCCTCTGGCGACAGGGCATACTCGGTGCCTGCCGCGTTGTTGAGGAAGCGAGACGGATTGCTTGAAGACATGGGTTCACCTCATGGGTGGAAAGTGAGAAAGTGCAACGAACGCGCTTCCGGCACTTGCCGCGCACGGGGTGTCCACGGGCTTCTTGCGAAGGTGTCCGTAGGCCCGATTGCCAGCGAAATGTGACCGTGGCGACGCGACACTCGACGGCCTAATGGCTGTGTGTCACGCGACCAGAAAACACGCGGGCGTCTTTCAACGCCCACGGGTGATTACTTCTTGAGACGGGCCTTGCCTGCCTGCTCGATGCTCATGCCGACAGGACCGGAAATCTCTGCCTCTTCGTCAGCGACAGGCTTCGCCGGAGCGGGCTTGCCCAACTCCTTTTCGAGTTCGGCGATGCGGGCGCGTGCAGCGACCAGTTCATTCGCGTTCGCGTCGGCCTCGTGCAGCGGACGCGGCGTGGTCTTGGTCTTGGCAATGGCCGCGTCAATCGCGCCGTTGAGTTCCGTAGCGTGCCCGGTCGTCCATTGCAGGCCGGTCTTGGTATCGAAGATAATCGCGTACTTGCCGGACTTGTTCTTGGTGGTGCATCCGCCCGAGTGAATCGACGCGGCGTTCTCTGTCATCCACTTTGCGTACTTCGTCATGGTTGCCATCGAGATTCCTTACGAGAAGCGGCGGTTGATTTCCGCCATGTGTTCTTTGAGCGTGCGTTGGGCAACGATGTCGCCTTCCTGCGCACGCTTGTTGAGGTCTTTGAGTTCCGCAAGGTTCTTGGGGGCGTTGCCGATGGTCGCGGGCATGGTGCCCACGATCGCCTTGAACCCGCGATTTGCCTCGTCGTACTTGGCCTTCACGAGACGCACGGCGTCCAATGCGGCCTTCGTGTCGGTGCCCGTGATCGCAGCGTTGCGGGCCTTCGCCTCGTCGGAATCGAGGTTGGACGCGGCCCATCGCATGAGGTTTTCGTAGTCCTCTTGTTTGCCGCCCGCGATCTGGAAAGCGTTCTGCCGCACCTGCTCCTGCGTCTCTTTGACGCGAGCGGCCTTGATTTCGGCGGCTTCCACCTGCCCAACAAAGATCGAGTTGAGAGCGTCCTTGTTGAGCCGGTACACCTTGCCGTCCGCACCCTTGACTTCGATGTTCTTGAACTTGGCGAAAGCGTCGTCGTCGATGCTCCGGTTCTTCACCAGAGTCTCGCCGAACGCCTTGTTGTCCAAGCCCACGGCCTTGAACAGACCGTCAATGTCTGTCTCGGCGTACTCAACTTTGGTCGTGTCCTGTCCGGACATGGCCTTATAGAACGCAATGGCCGCGTCCCTGCTTGCGAACATGCCTCCGTCGCCGTACACCGGGGCGTTGTCGCCTATGGGCACGTTTCGATGCTTGAACAGTTCCCGCATTCCCTGTTGGGCTGCGGCGTCGTCTTTCCATTTGTTTGCAATCAACTCCGGCTGCGGCTGTGGGGGCGCGCTGGCCGGTGCCGCTGGTGCGGCTACCTGCTCTGCCATTCTGCTTCCTTTCGCTTACGCTGCGGGCGGGGCGGCCTGCTGCTGTGCAATGCCACCCGCCGCGCGTGCTGCTTCCTGAGCGACCGAAGTGGCCGCTTGGACCTTGACCTGATCCGCCATCGCCCGCCGTGCCTCCTGCTCCAACTGCTCGGGTGTCTTGACAAGGCCAGGTTCGGCCACGCCAAGCGTGCGAGCGGCGAGAGAGAGCAACACCCCCACGTTGATCTGCCGTGCCGCCTCGGGTCCGAGCGAACCCGCGAGTTGCGCGAGTTGCAAAGCGGCCTCGGCGCGACGTTTCTTGTCGATCGCCTCAAGGCCCGTCAGCGAGACGACTTCGGCGTAATCGAGTTTCTTCTTGTCGAGCAAGCCCGTTCGCGTGCCCATGTCGATCGCGGCCCACAACAGAGGCTTCTGCTGCTCGTCCACGATCGTCGCGTAGAAGTCGCCAAGCCAGCCCTGCAATTGCTCGGCGGTCTGCTTCCATGCCGTGCTGTGGCGTCCAGCCTCGCCGGACGGGGCGGCGTCCGCGTCCAAGAGCATCGTCTTGGCGAGCGACATTTGCAGGCGTTCCCACACCTGCGAGACAACGCCGAAGTCCGCGATCTTGTCAACCTTGAGAACGGCCACGTCGGTAGCGACGCCACCCTCAACGCGAGCGTTAGGGATGATGCGACCGGACGGGACAGACAAGTCCTCGGGCGTGAGTTGGCTCAGGCGGTCGAGGATGAAATTGAACTTGGATGCAGCCTCGGCCCAATCCTTCATGCGACCGGCAAAGAAGTCGTTGGATGTGAAATCGCCCGCGTACAACTCCAACAGGCCACGCCCGTAGTCGTCGTTACCCGCACGCTTGAAATCGGTCTGGAAGATGCGGGGGGTGTCGTGCGTGACTTCGTGGACGATGACGCCAGCGATTTCCTGCTGCAACTGCCACTTGCCGTCACGCTGACGGCGGTAGGCGGTGTAGAGGTCGAGCGGCTTGTCTTTGTCCTGCGGGCCAATCTGGGCGAGAACTTCGGGGGCGAGTTCGTCCTGAGTGACGCACTCTTTGATGACGTGCAACAGAACGTCGCCGTACCCGTCGCGGCGTGTGCGGTACTGGTCGCGGCGGAACACCCGCTTGGTGAAGTCGTCGTTTCCGCGAAGGCCAATGCCCTCAAGCGTGCTGCCTGTCACGACCAACTGCGTCAGCGATTGAGTGGTTCGGGCAAAGAACCCCGACGACGTGCGGTACTTCTTGTCGAGCGAACTGGCTTCCAGTGCCGCCCGAATCTTGAGCGATTCGACGTACAACGCCTGGATCATCGCGGGGTATGTGCCCTCGCGTTTGGCGTTGAACTTGTATTCGGGGTCTACGTCCAACTCGAACCAACCGTCGCCGGTGAAGATGGTCGAGCGGAGTTTGCCGACGACGTTGATGATGCCGCGTGCGGCGAGCGAATCGTTGGGATTGTGGAGCGAGTCGCCGGAGCGGAACCCTTCCTGCGGCAGAACGAACGGGAGCGAGAGAGCCGCCGCCCAGCGTGCGCGCTGGAGGACGCTAGAGGATCGGCCATCCTCCGTCTGCCACAGTTTTTCGATGCTCATTTGGGGATGTAGAGTCCGGTGCCCTCGGCAGGGGCGTTGTTGAGGGGCACGATGTACGAGGCAAGGTCACGCTGCGCAGCCCTGCGGACAGCGGTAGAACGCTCGGCAGCGGCGGCTGCGGCGTCGTCCACGGCGGTCGGTGCGGGATCGGCGACGTTCGCCCGTGGCGCGCTCACGCCAAAAGCGTTGTCAACGATGTTTCCAATGGCAGTCATGGCTTGCGGTTGTGTTCTCTTGCGATCACTTCGAGGTCGTTGATGAGTTGCAACTGACCGGCCTTGAACGCCAGTTTGCAGGGGTCGCGGCACTCATCGAGGTTCTGCGGATGCTTGTCGGGGTACTTCTCGCGGAGCCACGCGACGAGCGATTCGGCTTGCTCGATAGTGAGCGGGATGCGCTTCATCCCAAACGATTTCGCCGTCTGCGAGGGGCCGGAGTTGGTCATAGAGATTGACAGGCGACAGAATCGAGTCGGGCGTGTCCAGCCCGCACGCCGCGAGGTAGTCGCGGCAACTCGTAACGCAGTTGGATTGGGTGATGATGCCGCCCGTCCAAAGGTACAGAAGCCCTCGGACGATGCTCACGGGTCGCGTGTCCAGAACTCGACTAGCGAGCGGGACTAGGTTCGGCACGCCGATATGTAGACAGGTCTGTATATTTACCGACCGCTCCACATAGACCGACCACGGAACCAGCCGTTCGCCGTGGTTGTCGGTCCTTTCGACGACATGGGTGCCGTCACCGAAGGCGACGTGTACCAAGTGGCTTCGCGTGGTCAGGGCGGTAGCGGCTACCGACGCGGACCACGGATGCCCCGAGGCGAAAAAACGAAAGCGCGAGCAAAAGCCATCGCGTTAGTCTACACTAACATCCTCAGCACATGGCGTAGTTCGCGGCAATCACGGTGTTTACGTCAAATTCGCCGCACGCTGGCGGGGGTGAAAACTCGATGTCTGTGTGCTGTTCTCGCCACTGTAGCCAAAGGTCTGTCAGCAAGGGGTTTGCGTGGGTTTCCGCGAACTTCCGCATGGCCGTGTCGCCCACCTGTTCGGCGGTCGCGGCGTGGCTCCAAAACGAGTCGTGAACCCCCAAGAAAGCCACCCCACGGTTGCGGCACTCCACCGCCGTTCGCATCAGAACCGCCGTGTCGATGCCATGCACAAAGTTGGGAGCCGCCCCGTTGACCTGCTGTTTGACGTGGACCTTGTTGAGCGTGTTAGCGGCCACTAACACACGCCCGAACTCGGTGTTCACGCACACGGTTGGGTCCGCCGAGTACGGCTGCACCGTCACCCAGCCCACCGGCGTCCGCCAAATCACCGGGCGGTTGGCCTTCGCAATCTGTTCCGCCGCGCCACGAATCCAGTCCATCGCCTCACACACGCGGGGGAACATGGTCCGCACGCCCTCCATGAGCCGCTTGACGATGAGCCGCTTGGCGTCGCGGGCCAAATCGCCGGTGAATCCCAACTCCACAAGGCGGGCGCGGACCTGCTCGCCAGCCCCGTATGCCGTCACGCCGTAGGGCGTCGTCATCACCGTTTGCTTACACACCGCCTTGCCGTGCTTGGTCAGAATCTCAATCGCCAGCGTGTGCGCCGGGGTCTGGTCCTCCTTCTCCAACGCACGCCGGACGATCCCCGCCAGTGTCGCGTACAACGCGCTTGGCTTGTCCGTGGGGTAGAGGTTGACGTGTTCCGCCGCAACCTCGTCCCGCATCATCGCGGCGAAGTGCTGGAACCCGCTGGCCGTCGCGTCACGCTGGACCGGCAAATGCACCGCCGCGTCCTTCTTCATCAGTGCCCGACACGCCACAAGGAACTGCAACGGGTTCTCGGCTTCCCGCCAGAACCCCGTGTTCCTCGGGTCCGACGCCGACCGGCCAATCTCGCGGATGTTCTCTTTGACCCACTCGATGCGGTCCTCGAACGAAATCTTGTCGTGGCCGAACATGGTCGCGGCCTGGATCGCCACCTGCCGCGTCACGTCGGGGCCGTCCACCGGGTCGGCGAACTCAATCAGCGACCGCTGCAAGTCGTTCCCGTAGTGGTTGAGGTATTGCGGCTTGGCATACGCACGGCTGCGGAAGTCCGCTTGGTGCGGCATGTAAAGCCTCGGTTCCTCCATGAACTCGCGGGCGACCTGTCGGGCGTTGTACGCCGTGATGAACTCGCTCTCGTTCTTCAAGTTCTCGCGGCGAACCCGCACCCGCTCGTTGCGCCATTCCCGCTGCACGGCCTCGTCGTCCGTGCCGGGCTTCGGCGGCAAGTCGAGCGACGTAGCACGCGGCAGGCCCGCGATGCCGCCACCCTCTTCCATGAGCGTGTCGATCACCCCGAGCATCCACTTGTTGACGCGAATCGGCGTGTTGCCCAACGCTTCCAGCCCCGCAAGGAACTCGCCCATGTTGGGCAGGTTGTCCCGCAGCACCGACCGCTGGGCGGGGGTGGACTGCGTGATGATCCGCATGGGGAGCGTGATGTATCCGCCGCGTGTGCTGTCCTCGTGCTTGTACGGCGGCACAACCATCGGCGGATAGATCACGCGAAGGTCCGCAAGTGCGGCCTCGTCGTAAGCGATGGTCCTGCGAACCGCGTCGTCCAGCCGGAACTGCTTGCTCGTCTTGACGCCCTTCCGCACCGTGTCCCGATGGAACGCCAGTGCGAACGGCTGGCCCTCGTCGGCAGCGGAACACGCGCCAACGGCATCCCAGACGAAGTGCTGACCCACGCGAACGCACATCAGCGGGTCGTAGATCGCGTCTTGGTCAAGGACCGCCGCGTACTTGTTCACGTCGGACGGCTTGATCGCGTTGCGACGCCGCTTCTTGAACATGGCGCGGATGAGGTCGTACTTCTTTTCCTTCTGCCAGCGGTCGAGTTGGGCCTGGGCCAGAATCGCACGCCCGACCAGTCCAAACATGCGAGCCTGGTTCACGCGGTTGCCGGTAAACAGGGCGTTGAGCATCACCGTCAGCGTGATCGCTGCCGCCTTCTTGGGCGTCACGAGCAAGTACGGGGCGACGGCTTCGGTGCGCGTCCACTTGCCTTCCTGCATCAGTTGTCGCCGCTTCTGGCGAATGGCGATGTTGAGGGCAACGGCCCAGTGAGCAAGCCACCGGCGACCGGGCGGGGTCGATGCGATACGGCCTTTCTCGTGGGCCTTGTCGCGGTCGCGCCAGTACGCATCGCGTCCGCGTTGCTTGCCTTTGCGTTCGATGAGAACCTGCCGGTCGAAGTCCGTTCCTTGCAGCAGTCCGGGCATCATGCCTCCTTGTGCGTTGTGTACGTTTTGTACAAATCCACCGCCTTCGCGGGGGTGAGGGTGTGATGGTGCGTAGCAGCGGCCCGATACAACGCGCCCGCCGCTTCCTCAAGGGCCGTCAACTTCGCGGCCAAATCCGGGTTCTTGCTAACCGGGTGATCCGTCAGCAACTCGGCAATCAGCAGTTCAACCGTCGCGGCCCGGTCCATAAACTCGAACGTGTTCCACTCGCTCATGCTGCCGTCCTTTCCGTTGCCGCCCGAATCCGAGCCTTCGCCCACACGCGGGCCGCTGCTTCCTGCAATGAACCGGCGAACCATTCGCCGCCCAATCCGATTCCCTTGTCGCCGTCCGCAATCGCTTCCGCCACCGACGCGACGGCCTTGATGACGCTGCGGTATCCGCTGTAGCCGACAACGCTAGCGACCTGTTCCAGTGTCGCGCTCGTGTAATGCCGAAGCGTGTACGACGCGAGTTGCTTTGCGTACACCGCGCGGGGCGTCCCGTGTGTTTCCTCCCACACCTTGACTTCCTCGCGTGCCGCCTCCAAGACGTACCTGAACGGAATCACCATTCCTGCCCTCTGCTTTCGTCGATGTTCTCGAACCGCGTGCGTTCCGCGTTCCAACGCAGATCGACAACGCCCGTGGGTCCGTTTCGCTGTTTCGCTACGATCAACTCGGCCTTGCCCACCTTGTCGGGGTTCGCGGCCAACCACTCGGGATCGCTGATGTGGTAGTAGTCCTCGCGGTGCAGTAGCAGCACCACGTCGGCATCCTGCTCGATGCTGCCGGATTCGCGCAGGTCTG